TCTCGCGCACATATTTTTGACTTGTTTGGAGACTGCCGATGATTAGCCTTTTGCCTGCCTTGGGGGGATTGGGGGGCGGTCTGTGAACATTCGAGACCGGATCAAGGAACTGCGGCGGGTACCAGCGGATCAACTCCAGCCGAACCCGAAGAACTGGCGGAAGCATCCAGAGTCGCAGGCAAACGCACTACGCGGCGTTCTGGCAGAGGTGGGCATTGCCTCGGCTGTGCTGGCCCGGGAAACGCCAGAGGGCGGCCTGATGCTCATTGACGGGCACCTGAGAACGGAGACTCTGCACAATGCCGAGATACCGGTGCTGGTGCTGGACGTGAGCGAGGAAGAGGCGGACAAGATCCTTGCCACATTCGACCCGCTGGGAGCGATGGCGGAATCGGACGCGGACGCCTTGCGGGAACTGCTGGAGGATGTGGAGACAGGGAGCCAAGAACTGGCCGACATGCTGACGGCGTTGGCGGAAGATGCGGGGATTCTGGACGGGGCGGACGCTGCGGAGATCGTCGAGGACGAGGTGCCGGAGCCTCCCGTCGATCCGATCACGAAGACGGGGGATCTGTGGATTCTCGGGGATCATCGGCTGTTGTGCGGGGACTCGACGAAAGCGGAGGATGTGGGGCGGCTGATGGCGGGGGCGAAAGGGCGACTAATCGCAACTGATCCACCGTATGGAGTAGATTTTTCTGGGGCACGGTACTGCCCGACAGCCAAGAAATGGGAAGGCATTGCCAACGACAAAAGACAAGGAGATGATTTGTGCGAATGGCTTGCCGGAATGTGGTCTGTATGGCTGCGGTTTGTTGAAGAGGATTCGTCTTTTTATTCATGGTGCGCAGCGATGGAGGAGGGTGCTGCTGCTGCTGCTGCTATGAGAAATGCAGGCATTCATGTTCAAAGTCAAATCATTTGGGTCAAAAACGCTTTGGTTCTCGGACAGGCTGATTATCAGTGGAAGCATGAAAACTGCTGGTATGGTTTTTTGAAAGGCAAGCAACACCGATGGTTTGGGGAGAGGGACAAGACCACTGTTTGGGAAATCAAGAAGGTGTCCAGCAGTCAGTATGTTCATCCGATGCAGAAGCCAGTTGAACTGTATGCCACATCGATGCGGCATCACACGCTTGAGGGCGACATAGTCTGCGAGCCATTCAGTGGAAGCGGGACGCAATTTGTCGCAGCCGAGCAACTCGGCCGCAAGTGCTACGGCATGGAGATCAGCCCGCAGTATTGCGACGTGATCGTCAAGCGGTGGGAGACGCTGACAGGACGCCAAGCAGAGAGGAGGGGAGGCGATGATCAGGCCAGCCGATGACAAGCCGCTAAAGGGGGGATTGGGGGGCGGTGCGAAGCCGGTTCCCCCGCCTGTTCCCACCGTGGCACAGATCGACCCTCGGACTCCCGGGAAGGATCTGCGGTTGATTCAACAGGCATTGCATAATGGATGGGAGATCCGTCCCGAGGCACTCAAGCGAATCCCAGATGAGATGATCCGGCTGGTCATTACATCGGAGGATGATCGGGCGCGTGTCAATGCGGCCAAAGTGCTCGTGGCAATGATGGCCCAAAACAAGCCGACGCAACCTACAACGCAGGTCAACGTCCAGGTAAACGCAGACCTCTACGACTGATGGCGTACTTCTTCGACGACAAGAAAGCTGATCGTGCAGTCCGATTCTTCGAAGGCGAATTGCGCCACATCGAGGGAGTCTGGGCCGGTCAGGCTTTCATTCTCCAGCCGTGGCAGCGGAAGATCGTCCGCGACCTGTTCGGCTGGGTTCGGGAAGATGGCACACGTCGATACCGCATTGCCTATATTGAAATCCCGCGAAAGAACGGCAAAAGCACATTTGCGGCAGGGTTGGCGTTGTATCTGCTACTGTGCGATGGAGAGAAGCGTCCACAAGTTTATTCATGTGCGGGGGATCGGGCGCAGGCATCTATCGTTTATGGCATGGCCCGAAGAATGATTGAATTGGGGAGCCCACTATTGGCCGACAAGACGGAGCGAAGGCAATACAAGATCCATGCAAGGTCTTCGGGGGGATGGTACGAAGCGGCATCGGCTGAGGCATACACGGCACATGGACGCTCACCGCATGGCATCATATTCGACGAACTCCACACGCAGCCCAACCGCGATTTGTGGGACGCGATGTTATCGGGCCGGGGAGCCCGTGCTAATCCTTTAGTGGTGGCAATCACCACGGCAGGACACGATCGGTCTTCAATCTGTTGGGAGATGCACCAACGGGCAAAGGCGGCGATTGAAAATCCGGACGGCGACCCGACTTTCTACGGCTGTATTTTCGGTGCGGACATTGCAGACGATTGGACTAATGAAGAAACATGGAGGAGAGCCAATCCAAATCTAGGCGCGTCTGTGTCGTTGGATTTCCTCAGAGAGGAATGTGAAGCAGCCAAAAACAACCCAGCAGCAGAGAACACATTTCGCAACTTGTATCTGAACCAATGGACCGAGCAGGCAGTCCGCTGGATTCAGATGCACCATTGGGACGCATGTCGCGAAGACTTCGACCTCTCCGAGTTCTCGGGTGAGCCGGTTTGGTGTGGGTTGGACTTGGCATCAACGCGCGACATCAACGCACTCTCGATGGTGTTCAAGCGAGATACGGATTACTTCGTGAAATGCCGGTACTGGATGCCCGAAGAAGTCGCGGACATTCGCGGCAAACAGGACAGAGCACAGGCGAAGCGATGGGCATCGCAAGGGCTGATCACGCAGACAGACGGAAACGTCGCAGACTACGGGGTGATCTGTGCGGAACTGTGCGAGGTGGCCGAGCGGTTCGACTTGCAATGTCTCGCCTACGACCCCTGGGGACCGGCCAGAGCGATGGCCCAGCAACTGGCAGCGGCGGGGTTCCCGGCGGAGAGGCTCAAGGAGTTCCGGCAGACGATCGGCAGTTTCGCGGCACCCTCGAAGGAATTCGAAAGACGCATCGCGAACCAGACGTTACATCACGACGGCGACCCGGTGCTGAGGTGGATGGCAGGCAACGTAGCGGCGGAGCGTGACAAGAGTGATAATATCCGGCCTTCGAAGTCCCGATCTGCAGACAAGATCGACGGCATCGTAGCAACCATCATGGCGATGGGAACCGCGATGGTTGACGGCGAATTGGGCAGCGTTTACGACACGAAAGGAAGTCTGTCACTGTGAGCATCATTGCAGGAATTCGGCGAGGGCTGGCGAGCTGGATTGCACCGGAATCCCGGAGCATGTCGCAGCAGGTGGCGGATGCCTTGATGCCTCGGAGTTCGAGCGGTGTGGCGATCACAGAGGCGACGGCGTTGTCTGCCTCGGCGGTGTATGCCGCTGTTCGCGTGATTGCCGAGACCGTGGCGCAGCTTGAATGGGAGGTCTACGAGCGGCAGGACGAGGCGAACATCGAACGGTACGATCACCCGTTGCGGCTGCTGTTGGACCAAGAGCCTAACAGCGAGATGACAGCATTCTCGTGGCGGATTGCCATGATGACCAGTTTCTATCTTCACGGGAACATGGTCGCGGAGATCGAACGCAATCGGGGTGGGCGTCCCGTGTCGCTGTGGTGGTTGCATCCGTCGCGGGTGTCTGTGCACCGTGATGGCATGGGGAAAATCTACTATTCTGTCTCTGATGAACATGGATTGAATGCTGTTCGCCTCGAAGCCCAGAACGTCTATCACGTGCCGTTGCTGGCGAGTGATGGCATTGTGGGTAAGGGACTCGTTCAGAGAGCCCGCGATTCATTCGGCCTAACGATCGGGATGGAGCAGTACAGCGGCAGCAGCTTTGCCAATGGTGCCCGGCCCGGTGGAATCCTCAAGCATCCTGGTAAACTCACGCCAGCGGCCCGAAGCAACATCCGCGACGAATGGGACGCCATGCACAGGGGGGCCGACAAGGCTGGCAGGATCGCAGTTCTTCAAGAGGGCATGGAGTTTCAGGCAATGCAGATGAGTGCGGTCGATGCCCAGTTGTTGGAGCAACGGCAATTCCAGATTGCGGAGGTGGCCCGGTGGTTCAACATTCCCCCTCACCTTCTGCGGGATCTGAGCCGGGCGACCTTCGGCAACATCGAGCATCAATCGATTGAGTACAAGACATACACGATCCGGCCACTTGCCATTGCCATGCAGCAGGAGGCCCACCGCAAATTGTTCTCGGCTGAGGAGAAGCCGACATACTTCACCGAGCTTGACCTCGACGACCTCTCACTCGCGGACCTCAAGAGCCGGTATGATGCCTACGCTGTGGCCCGGCAAAACGGGTGGATGAGTGCCAACGAGATCAGGGACCGCGAAGGAATGAACCCTATTCCCGGTGACGAAGGTGATGCGTACCTCGTAAACGGCAACATGGTCCCGATGACCACGGCGATGAGTGCAACGCCAACCCCTGCGGGTAGTACTGCGAGCGTGGCACAGCCGGAGCCTGCCCCGGTGGCCGATCAGATGCGGGGAGCCTTGCGTGGAATTCTGGAAAAGGATCTGGCCAGAATGCTGGGCAAGGAACGAACGGCAGCCATGAGAGCAGCCGGGAAGCCGAAGGAATTCTTGGCATGGCTTGATGATTTCTACCGTGATTTCTCTGTGCCATTGGAGCAGGCCATCCGCCCGACCGTGGAGGCGTATGTCATCCATTCAGGCATTGAGGCCAATGCGGCGGAGATCGTCGCCAAGCATTGCGAGCAATCACGGCAGGCCTTGCTGTCTGCGGCTGAGGTTTCCGCTGATCGTCTGGCGGAGAGCGTCGAATCTGTGGTGTCTCGATGGGATGCCCGGCGGGCGACCGAATTTGCCCGGGAGGTTGTGCGATGAGTGACCGAGAATACCGAGCCTGTGCCGAGATCGAATTGCGCAGCGAGCCCGATGGCAAGGTTACCCTGCGGGGATACGCGGCCGTCTTCAATTCGCTCTCCCAGGATCTGGGTGGGTTCGTGGAGATCATCCGCCCGGGGGCATTTCAGCGGACTCTCGCTGGTGGTGCTGATGTGCGATTTCTGATCAACCACGATGGAACCCCGCTGGCCCGTACCAAGTCGGGAACTCTCCGGCTGGCGGAGGATCAACGCGGGTTGCGGATGGAGGCGGACCTGGACCCGACAGACCCCGACGTCCAGCGGTTGGTTCCGAAGATCCGACGCGGCGACATGGACCAGATGAGTTTTGGGTTCACTACCAAGTCCGACATCTGGCGGCAGGAAGGTGAGCGGCAGGTGCGTGAGTTGCACAATGTCGACCTGTTCGACGTGAGCGCGGTGACGTACCCTGCCTATCAGGCGACCGAGATGGCGTTGCGTTCTCTGGCGGCTGCCCGTGCGGCTGGTGCTGTGGTTCCCGATGGTGACCCGCTGGCTCTGCACTTTGCCCGGTTGACACTGGAGGAGGAGCGAGCCGACGGCATCAGCACGCGACCGAGTGCAGGCATGGCGGCTGCTGCCCGCGACGGCCTGAAGTTACACAAGGCTGGCCGAAGCGGGGACGGACTCAAGCCCGAGACCGTGGCCCGTGCGAGCAAGATCGCTGCCCGCGAGTCTCTGACCGAGGCCCATGTGATCGAGATGGCGGCGTGGTTCAAGCGGCACGCGGTTGACCGGAAAGCCGGGTGGGACAAGACCGGCGAGGAGACCCCGGGATACACGGCGTGGCAACTGTGGGGCGGCAACGCCGGTGCCTCGTGGAGTGCGGCCAAGGCTGACCAGATCAAGGCTGCGAAAAAGTGACGTTGACACGGGGAGTCGTTGTGATACGATTTCCCCAGATTGATTCTGCCGAGCAACGCGGCCCAGCCTGATGGCATGGTGCGTTGTTCGTGAGACAGATCCATAAGTGCTGTAGCAGGCGTGGACTGTTTGCAGGTGTTTCACACACTTGCCGACGGGACACGCCTGAATTGTTTTCTGGCAATCGTCGGCCAAATCGGAGACGATCACTATGGACTTGCACAAGCTGGCCGATCAGGCCCGCGAGTTGCGTTCGGCCAAGCTGGCTGAAGCGGAAGGCGTGCTGGTGGCTGCGGCTACCGGCGGTGAAGGCG